CTTCAATCAACATCTCGAGGCGATGTTGAACCGAGCACGAGCGGCCAACGCGGTTGATCGGGCAACTAAGATCTACGGCGACATGTTGGGTTGGTATGCCCGGCTGGACAACCGTACGTCGCCGGAATGTCGCGAGGCCAATGGCAAGAACTTCCATGCCAGCGTCAGGCCGCCCATCGGTTATCCGGGGTCAGTTCACCCGCACTGCCGATGCAAGCCCGGTAAGCCATTCCCGACCAAGAGCACCGTTTACGGAATTCAGCCGGAGAAGAGGGCATCATGAAGTGCGCAGTCTGCAAGGAACCAGCGACCAAGAAGGTGGTCTGGGCTGACGGTCGGGCGTATCAGCCGTCCTGCGATGATCACGTCAAGGCGGTGCAGAACATGCTCACCACTAAGAACGGCAAGATGACGGAACTCGCCGGAGTCAAGGACCTGTCCGAGACCCTCGATCTGGTGTCGTCGCACGTCTATCCAGGCCTGGAGCGAAAGCCCGGTGGGCCCGATAATTGGGTTGAAGTCGCTGGCGGTCTCCCCTCCTACATCGAGCGGATCGCCAAGCACCTTCACTACGAGAAGGGGATGACCATCTCCCGCGCAATCGCGGTCGCCGTCAACACCGTGAAGCGATGGGCGAAGGGCGGAACGGTTACCAAGCACGGCACTACTAAGCGCATCACCCCCAAGACCCAGGCGCTGGCGGCTAAGGCGGTTCTGGAGTGGAACGCTAAGCGTCACGCTGGTGACTTGCGCATGTCCGAAGCGCTGCTCGACATCATCGACATGACCGACGTGACCGACGTGAGCGAGGAGTTCGTGTTCGACCTGGCCGACGCCGACATCCAGTCGACCTCTACGATGGTGGCGCTCATGCTGCCCCGGGACGTCGCTTCGAAGATTGCCGTGGATGGTGGCGTTCCAGTTGACGACATGCACATCACGGTTCTCTTCAATGGTGAACTGGATGACCCTGCATTCGCTGATCTTGTGTCGAAGGTCAAGGAGTTTGGTGCGGGCTGGTCGACAGGCCCACTCAAGGGATCGATCGGCGGGATCGGCACTTTCCCAGCTGATCCGAATTCCGATAACGGTGCGCCGTGGTGGGTGCCGGTCGATGTTCCTGGCCTCAACACGATGTATGAGCAGTTGTCCGGCCTTGCCGGTCACGCTTCGGAACACGGCTATACCCCGCACTCGACGCTGACCTACGTCAAGGACGGGGAAACGCCACCCTCCCCGGTCGAGAGGACCCCGGTCGAGTTCTCGTCGGTGTGGGTGGTGAGGGGCAACGAGGAGCGCGTGGAGGTACCGCTGGGTCAGCAGACTGGTGCGGACCTCAGCGAGTGTGCTACACTATCCTCGATGAACATCGCCGATCTGGCCGCTCGGGCCAACGCAATCGAGGACCCTGTCGCGCGGCACAATGCCCGACAGAAGGTCCTCGACCTTGCGTCGACGATTCCTCCCCGCAACGCTCGGGGCCGAGCCACGGATGGTCGTAAGTCCTTCAAGGGTCAGGGTAAGTGGAAGCACGGGTTCATTCCGGTTTCCGGTGCCGCTGCGGAAGCCAAGTCCAAGGGCTCTCCGATCGCGATGAAGCGAATGAAGCGCCTGTTCGGCACTCCGAGCAAGGACGCCAAGGGCGCGCCGAATTCGTTCCCCAACCGGTCTCGCAACCGGGTCGTAGCGGCCAAGGGCCGCGCTGGTTCTCGTTCCGCTGGTGGTCGCAAGCGCGATGCCAAGGCGGTCAAGATCGATGAGAAGGGTCATTCGGTCTCGGAGGGAGCCAAGGATGTCGGCTTCCTGCGAAACACCGAGTTCGAGCCCGGCAAGAACCGACCCGACGCGGCTCTTCCGACCGAGCAGAAGGAAGCAAGCAAGTCTTCCCGCATCCCGGAGCGTGCTCGTCAGAACTGGAACGAAATCCCGGAGACGCTCAAGACCGTCCGCAACGGTAAGCGGTACGTCGTTGCGGAGTTTGGTGGCAAACAGTACGTCACCGAGTGGATCGGTGGAGTACGTCGGATCGAGGAGTCGGCGCTCAAGGACCGCAAGGTGATGCGCACGATCACGTCGGCTGACGCTGCTGCGATGTCAGTCGATGAGTTGCGGTCCATGCTCGCCAACCCGCGTACTCCGGAGTCGGCCAAGAAGACCCTCCGTAAGGCCCTCAACGTCAAGAACAAGGAGGCGGCGAAGTGACCACCATCCTCACTCCCTTCGACTTCTCCGAGCCGGTCAAGGCTGGCCGTCGCCGGTTCTGGAAGCAGATTCTGCCGGTCACGTCGATCGACTATAACGGCCAGAAGGTAGACTTCGACCGGTCCTTCCACAAGGACCTCGAACTCTCTTTCAAGGACGGGGCTTACGATCAGGTCCCCCTCGTGTTCGCGGATTCCGAGAACCGGCACAATGAGGACCCCCGCAACTTCGCGGGCGAACTCCTCGCTGTGGAGAATCGTGGCGATGGTGGGACTTGGGGCCTGATCGAAGCCGATCGCGAAGGAGCCCGCGCGATCAGGAAGAACCCCCGGCTCGGCGTATCGGCCCGCATCCTGCAGGACGTGAAGAAGGCCGATGGTCGTACGTTCAAGCGTGCGATCCGCCACGTCCTGCTCACCATGAACCCCCGCGTCTCCGGCATGGAGCCGTGGCAGGCGGTGGACCTCTCCGACGACGAGAGCACCGACATCGAGGTCGTCGATCTGACGGCGGAACACTACAAGGAGGAGAGCGACATGGGCCGCAAGTCCATCAAGCGTACCGCCGACGGCAAGATCGATCTGTCGGCACTGTCGGACGACGAGTTCCAGCGGCTGCTGGACCTCGCGGCGGAGGTCGAGGAGGACGAGGACCTCGACGAGGACGAGGAGGAGGTCGACCCCGACGAGGTCGAGGACACCACGACCACTCCCGCCACCAAGAAGAAGCGGTCCAAGACCAAGATCACCGTCGAGAAGGAGTCCGAGAACGACGACGAGGACGACGAGGACGACGACGAGGAGAACGGTTCGACCGACCTCTCCGACGCCGGCAAGGTCAAGCGGTCCGCCGATCACGAGACCGTTCAGTCCATGCGCGTCGACCTCGCCGAGGAGCGGTGGAGCAAGCAGCGCGGGGACTACCTCCGCGACGGCGTCCCCCCGTTCCTCCTGGACCTCGCGACCCCGGTGCTCAAGCAGCCCGACGCCATGGTCATCGACCTCAGCGACGGCGACTCCATCGACGCCAGCGCCACCATCCGCAAGATGCTGGACGGCGCGAAGGGCCTCGTCGACCTGACCGACGAGAAGGGCCACATGGTCGACCTCTCGGACGTTCACGCCAAGGAGGACCCCGACGCGGCGTTCCTCAAGGAGTGGGACGAGCAGTACGGCTGACCGGACCCGGTAGCCTACCCATCAAGGAAGGAAAAAGGAAATGAGCGGAGTTCGCCCCCGTCTCTCCAACGCCGGTCCGGCCACCTACAAGGTCGGTGCCGCTGTCAAGGGTGGTCAGATCGTGGCCCCCCACGCGACCCCCGGAACGGTCGGCCCCGCTGGTGCCGGTTCGCTGGTCGTCCTCGGCGTCGCGGAAATCGACGCCAAGCCGTTCACCAGCCCGGTCTCGACCGACGCGGACGGCTTCGAGGTCATCAACGTCAGTCCCCTCCCCGAGGAGACGGTCGCCGGTTTCGGTCGGTACGTCGTGACCTACACCGCCAACGCAACCTTCGGTCAGGCGCTGCAGTCCGGTGCCAACGGTGCTGTCACGCCGGTCGCCGCCGACGTCGACCCCCGGCTGATCATCGGGTACTGCGACGAGCCGCTCGGCGTCACCGTCGCGACGAACCCCAAGGGTCTCGCCAACATCAGCCGGTAACGGGCCGTCTGAACCTCTTAGAAAGGAAGGAAGACAATGGGCACTTCTCCCATCGTCAGCGCAACCGACGGCCCCCGCATCACAGTGGCCGCGATGGTCAAGAACCCGACCATCATCCCGAAGCGGATCCTGTCGACGCTGGAGAACCAGTTCATCGCCGACTCGATCCTTCGCAAGCTGCCTCCGACGCAGTCCGGATCGTACGTCTACGAGGAGTCGACCCCGCTGTTCGCGGAGGGCGACGCTCCCATCGTGGGCGAGTTCGGTGAGATCCCGGTCATCAGCGGTCGGGTCGGCGCTCGCCGGGTCGCGGTCACCGTCCGTCGCGGTCTCGCGGTTCAGGTCTCCGAGACCATGAAGTCCCGCAACGACATCGACGCGGTGAACACGCAGGTCAAGCAGGTGAAGAACACCTTCATCCGGACGTGGGAGACCGCGTTCCTCAACGGCCTGCTCAACCACCCCGACGTGCACACGATGCCGACTACGGCCCCGTGGGACGGCGTCGGCTCCGCAATCCGCGAGGACCTCGTCGAGGCCACCGCGCTGATCGAGGACTCGTCCGTGGACGACCAGCCGGAGGACTTCTTCGGCTTCTCCCCGAACACCATGGTGATCGGGAAGAACGTCCGCGACGCGCTCATGCTGTCGGACGACTTCAACAAGGCGTACGTCGACAACATCAGCGACGAGTCGGTCCTGTACACCGGCAAGCTGCCGGGCCGGTTCTTCAACGTCGACGCGTTCCTCGTGTCCCGGGAGATGGACCGGCTCGCGCCGGACTCCGCGATCCTCCTGGAGCGCAAGACCGTCGGTGGCATCGGGGACGAGCGTCCGCTCCGGGCGACCCCGATGTACGAGGACAAGCCGCGTGAGACGTGGCGGTCCGACATCACCCGTCAGTCCGCGATCGTGATCGACCAGCCCAAGGCGGCCTGCGTCATCACCAACGTGCTGACCTGAGCCGGCTTCTTCGGAACCTGAGAAGGGAGAACGCGAAATGAGCGGCAAGCAGCACATCCTGCTGGCGGAGGCCACGCGGATCGTCGTCAAGAACGACAAGGGGATCGTCACCTTCCGCAAGCGGTACAAGCGGGGCGACGTCCTGGATGTCGAGCACATCGACCCCGCGCACCTGCAGAAGCTGATCGACTCCGGGCACGTCACGGACGGTACCGAGGAGGTCACGGACGACGCGGACGCCGATCTGGCGGCCGACGCCGCCCGGGTGCGTGCGGCGGGTTCGACGGGCGGCACCGGTGACCTCGGCACCAGCAGCACGCAGTCCGATCAGGACGAGGACGCGGAGGGCGACCGGTACGACGGAATGTCGTACGCCGACCTCCAGGCCGAGGCGAAGCAGCGCACCGGGAACGGTGGCGGTTCCGCCGAGGACCTGCGCGAGCGGCTCCGTGAGGCCGATGCGGAGGACGACGAGTCCGAGGACGACGAGGAGGGCGACGGCGAGTAGCCGTCGCTCGTAGGCGCGGGGGTCAGCAATGTACACGTACTGCACGATTCGTGACGTACGGGCTGCGCTGACCCCCGAAGCCTCCCCGGCTGACAAGGAAACCGCGTCAGGTTTCGCGGACTGGCAGATCGAGGATGGCATCGAAGAGGCGGAAGGCATCGTGAACGCTCACGTGCTGGCCCGCTACAACATTCCTACCGGCGAGGTTGAGGTAGTCAATCCGGAAGATCCCATGGAGACATGGGTCTGGATCGTTGCTCCCTCTCCGGTTCGCGGTTGGACGCGTGACATCGCCGCTTGGCTGGTGACGCTGACGCATCGCAAGAGCAAGGACATCTCGGAGGACGACCCGGTCCGTCTCCGTTACCAGATGGTGCTGGAGATGCTGGTCGCGATCCGCGACTACAAGGGGTCCCTTCCCGGCTCCGTGTTCCCTCCCACCGACGAGGACAGCCAGAACAGCGTCCACGTCGAGAACATGTACGAAGGCAAGCTGTTTTCCCCGGAGGATTTCGGGCTCGGCTACGGTGCGCCGTATCAGGGGCCGCAGGTTTATTGGCCGGTGAGGTAATATGGCCAAGAAGGCATTGGACGGAATCCAGGACCTGATCGACCGGACTGGCGGCAGCAAAGTCAAGGCCACCGTGACGGTCGATCAGCCATATGCACAAGACCAGCACGAGACCTTATACTACAAGCACCCTCGAGGCGGTCAGGCGAAGTACCTGGAAACGCCACTATTCTCGGACCACCCGAAGTGGCTGCAGAAGTTTGCGAACCGGCTCCTGATGAACGGGACTGACGCTGCAGATGAATGGGCCGACGTGGGCCGTAGCCTCAAGAACGAGGTCCCCAAGACTGCTCCGGTGGAGTTCGGGGATCTACGACAGTCTGCTGCCCTGCAGGTCAAGGAGGGCGGTTCGATCATCGTGAACGAACCGGCAGCGCAGCCCCGACTCACTGAGGCTGAGTTGGACGCTAAGGATTACATGCGTTCGATGGGTGTGAGTTACCGATGAGGACGTACAAGCAGATGAAAGCGGAGGTCCGGCGTATCCTTGATGCTGCCGGTTACACCGACGCCCTCATATACCTTGGTCCCGATCTGCGCGACTACCCGAACGAATATGTCCTGCTCACGCCTTACGGTGGTCCTGGGCTGGAACTCGACGGCGTGTTGGACGCGCGGTCGTGGCAGGTGCGGGCTGTAGGTTCGCAGATGGACGACGATGACGATTCGACGGCTGAGGGTATGGCCGACGCTATCGACATCGCATTCGTGTCCCATTATTCTCGTTCGGTCGAGGGTGTGTGGGTCGCGAGCATTCAGCGGGTGGGTGGCGCTCCCTCCTCGTTGAACACGAACGACGATGCCAACCGTGCACATTTTGTGTGCAGTTACACCGTCAGTGTAGAATTGGCGCTACCCAACTAGTAGGAAGGAAACACGGTGTCTGACATCAACGACGGCTTCGGCGATGCCGAGCCCTTCGTCGACCCGACCGAGGCGCTCGCCGCTCTCGCGACGACCGACGAGCCCGACGCCACCGTCGCTCCGGAAGGAACCGTGCGGGTGGCCACGCGACGTGGCTACAAGTTCATCCTTCCGAACCCGGGTGACGGCGAGGACCTCGTGATCGGCACGGAGCCTGTCCGGGTTCCCGAGGCCACGGTCGACGAGCTGATCAAGGCCAGCAACGGGCGGCTCTTCGTCGTCCCCGAGGACGAGGAGGAGTGACCCATGGCTGGTGACTTCTACAACGCCGACAACGTGGTCGTCGGCCACGCGATGCTCATGCTCACGCCGTGGGTCAAGGGTGCCGTGGAGCCGATGCCTGCCGACGCGACTCCGCTGTTCGCCCCGGACAACGCGGCGTGGACCGACTGGCTCAGCGTCGGTGCGACCAACGAGGGCTTCAAGGTCAACGTCGAGACCTCCACCACCCAGATCACCATCGAGGAGCAGTCGACCCCCGTGGGCGAGACCGTCGAGTCGAAGGCGATCGGCATCGAGGCCGCGCTGGCTGAGGCCACGATGGAGTCGATCCGCTACTCGTGGGGTGGCGGCGACATCGTCACGACCGCTGCCGCGTCCGGTACGCCGGGCACGGAGAAGATGTCCCTCACGGACGACATCGAGTACTACACCGCCTGCCTGGAGACCCGGAACTTCAACGGCTTCGCGCGGCGGCTGTACATCCCGAAGGTGAGCGCCACCGGTTCCGGTGAGGTCTCCTTCCGTCGTGCGTCCGACAAGCAGATGTTCCCGGTGCGGTTCGCCAGCCTCTGCAAGCCGAGCGACATCGAGGTCGTCGACATCACGGCAGCCCCGCTGCCGTAACCCAGCAACAACTCACCCGGCACAGCGAGAAAGAAGGTAACAACATGGCGAAGTTCGTCCCGTCCCAGCACGTCGAGACCCTGGAGTACGACTTCACTCAGTACGGCGGAAGCGAAGGGGTCATCCCGGAGCCGACGACCGGCAAGGTGAACGGGTTCTTCAAGGCCACGAAGGATATGGTCAAGGAGGTCAACGCCCTGCGGGGCGTGATCGAAGACGTCGAGGTCGAGAACATGTCCGACGAGGACATGATCGCTCGCATGGCCAAGATCGACGAGGCCGAGGAGGCCAGTTCGGAGTTCCAGAAGCGGACGATCGAGAACCTCGCGATCCTCTGTGGTGCGGAGCGCCAGTACAACGCCGACCACGAGGAGCGCGGCCTCCCCGAGTACAACGTCGTCGGCGGTTCGCCCTCCTTCCAGGACTTCGAGAAGCTGCCCTTCCGCGTCCTGCAGGCGTTCAGCCAGTGGCTCATGAACGAGATCCGCCCAAAAAGGACAACCCCCGGTACGAAGCGCTGACCGGGGGGAACGCCAACTCCTACTACATAGCGCGTCGGTACTTCAACCTCTCACCCGAGGAATGGAACGACCTCCCATGGTGGCTTTCAGTAGCCTACCTCGAAGGGTTGGCGGACCAAGGAATCCTCAAGGGGGACAAGAACCGCAGCAACCCAGGCAATCCGGGGCCCGGCACCGGACAGGCCACCGTCGATTACTCCGACGCAGTGCCGTTGCCTAAGGGATTCCAGACTCGCCGTGCCGGGTGAGAGAAGGGACGACCCAGAGTGAGCACCTTTAACGCGGGAGCGATCGAGGCAAACCTCACTCTGGGTCGTTCCGGATGGACCAAGGATCTGCAAAAGACCAAGAAGGAAATTGCAGAACTGGAGAAGAAGTCCATCACCATCGGCGTTGACCTCGACACCGACAACGCGCAAGTGTCGATGGATAACCTCGAGTTGTTTCTCGAGGACCTCGACGGCAAGGAATACTCTCCGACCATCGACTTGATCGTGAACGACGCGATGCAGGCGTTGGAGGAGTTCGAAGCCCGGCTCGATGCGCTCGACGCTCGCCGGGTTCTGGTATCAGCGGACGCTGACACGGACAACGCAATCATCGCGTTGGACAACCTCGAAAACCACATGGACGTTCTGGAGAACGACCCTATCCAGATCACTGCTGACGTGGATATCGATCGTGCTACTGCTGGGTTGACCGACCTGGAAGCAATGATCGAGATGTTCGATGACCAAACCATCAACATCAACGCCGACATGGACTCCGCTGCTGCCATTGCGCAGATGGAGACTCTCGCTCTTGGGATCGAAGCGCTGGACGGGCGCGACATCGACATCGCCGTAGACTTCGATCAGGCGGCTATGGCGTCCCTCGTCGGCACGGGTGGCGAGGCAGGCGGCAGTCTTGGCCTGCTTAAGATTCTGATGTACGCGATCATCGCCTTGTCGCCTGTTCTTGCTGTGGCGACTTCGGCGGCCACCGCCGCAGTGATTGGCTTTGCTGCCGCTGCTGCCGGGGCGGTTGGCGCAGTTGCCGGTCTAGCAGCCGGCATTGCGGCATTGGTGTATCGTTTTAACAGCACTGATCCGTCCGAGTACACTCCGGCGATGCAAAAGTTCGCTGATGCGATCCAGATGGTCAAGGACGCGTGGGTCACGTTCACCGACTCAATCGAGACCCCCGGCTTTGAACTTATGGCGCAGGGCGTGGAATTGCTGGCGTTGGTCATTCCGTCTCTCACGCCGCTGTTCCTCGCAGTTGCCGACGCAATGTCTGGTGTGCTCGACGGAATTAAGGATTGGATCGGATCACCCGAATATCAGGAGATGATCGACTTCTTCTCCGGGTTCGGCGTGGACATGCTGGTGTCCTTCCTCAAGATCGGCGGCAATCTGATCCGGTTCTTCGGTCGCCTGTTCCAGGCGATTGCTCCCTTCGCCGAAGAGATGATGAAGGGGTTGGAGGGCGTTACCCAGGGTTGGATGGATTGGGCTGACGACCTCGAAAACAATAAGGGTTTCCAGGATTTCGTAGACAACGCACTAGAGTACGGCCCGATGCTCCTCGACATGTTGGGGTCGCTGGTCCAGGCGTTCATGAATCTTGGTGAGGCATTGGAGCCGTTTGCCGGCCCGATGATCGAAGCCCTCACGTGGCTGTTCGATCTAATCGCCAATGCTGATCCGACCGCGCTGTCCGCTATCATCGCTGTTCTCGCGGGCCTGTGGCTGGGATTCAACGTGCTGGCTCCCGTAATCTCGACTGTGGCGGGTGCGTTCACGGCCCTCGCCGCTGCTCTTGGCATCGGGCTAGGGCCGCTGCTCCTCATCGTGGCGGCTGTCGCAGCGATCGGTGCTGCTGTTTGGTACCTGTGGGAGACGAACGAGGGCTTCCGCGAAGCGATCATCGATTCGTGGAACGAGATTTACGCGGCAATTGCGCCTATTGTGCAGGCGGTCGTGGACCTGTTCATGGAGAACTGGCCCGCGATCAAGGATTTCCTGATGGGTCTGTGGGAAGACATCTCCAGCATCATCGGTGACGCGTTGATCATCATCATGCAGAACTTCGAATGGATGGGTAACGCTATCCAGGCATTCTGGAGTCTGTACGGTGAGTACATCATGAACACCGTTAAGACGGCCTTCCAGACTATCGGCGGGGTCATTAAGGGTGCGCTGCAGACGATCAAGGGCATTTTCCAGGTGTTCTCCGGTCTCTTGACCGGCGACTGGAAGAAGATGTTTGAAGGTCTCAAGAACGTGATGGGCGGTCCGATCACGATCATCAAGGCGCTGTTCAACCAGATCAAGAGCACCTTCGAGAACGTCGTCAACGGTGTCAAGAACGGCATCACGACGATGGTCAACTTCTTCAAGGGGCTACCCGGCAAGGTTAGTGGCGCCGTCAAGAATGCGTTTAGTGGGCTGTGGACCGCCTTTAAGGGCGTGCTCAACGACATGATCCGAGCATGGAACAACCTGTCGTTCACCGTCGACATCCCCGACAAGATCCCGGGTCTGCCGGATAAGTTCACTATCAACACTCCGAATGTGCCCCTGCTGGCGGAGGGTGCGTACCTCAACGAGGCCACCCTCGCGGTCGTCGGTGAGGCTGGCCCGGAGATTGTGGCCCCGGAGCCGGTACTGGAGCGGATCGTTTCGGAGAATAGCGGGAGTAACATCGACTATGGTAGGCTCGCCGCAGCGGTCGCTGCCGCCTTCGGTGGAGTACTGACCAACTTCGGTCTGGCCACCCGGGACGACATCGAGCGCCTGATCGAAGCAGCAGGAGTCCAGATCGACGTCGACGCACGATCGGAAGGGTTCAGCACCAAGGAATTCATCCAGAGGCTGATGTTCGAACTTCGGGTTCTGGGATACGGAGGGGTACGGAATGCCTGACATCAACGCGTGGAGGCTCGCGTACCCCGGCACCGTGTTCGACTTCGGCACCTTGGCCAACGACTACCCGTTCCAGACGCAGGTCGAAATTGGTGACACTGACTCCGATGTGCAGGATCAGCGCCACCCTACCTCGGACGGCACGGTCATGGGCATCGACTCGCTCGGCGGGTTTCCGCTGACGTTCGACATCACGACCATTCCCGAGTTCCCGATCCCGGACGAACCGTGGAATGTGGCGCTCGATCTGTTCTCAGCGATGAAGGCGGCTTGGCGGGCCGATGCGGTTCGACAGACCCCTGGCGCGTACGCGACGATGACCAATCTGAATCGTAACCGGATGGTCTACGGTCGCCCTCGCAAGATCGCACCCAAGATGAGTCGCCTCCGCAAGGGATTCATCGGGGTTGTGGCCACCTTCGAGACCAACGATCCCAACTTCTATGACGCTACGGAGAAGTTGGCAATCATCACGCCGGTTCCGCCCCCGGCTGGCGGGTTCACGGCTCCCCTGACCCCTCCATTGTCGACGGCGGGATCGGCTGCTGAAATCGCGGCTACCAATAACGAGGGCGATCTGGCCGCTTGGCCGGTCATCAAGTTCCATGGCCCGGGTACGTTCTTCTCACTCAGTCTGTTGGATGGGCTTGGGCACGCGCTGTGGACGGTCACAGCAGTCGGGCAGATCAACTTCGACCAGATCATGACCATCGACACTCGTCCGTGGGCGCGTTCGGCTACTATCAACGGTGGACCCGCCAATGGTAGACTGCGGGGTACAGCCCTGGAGCAGTGCCGAATCCCGGTCGGGGAGTTCACGCTGCAGTTCAAGGTCTCAGATTCATCCGGCACCGCGTTTGCTGACATCCGTTGGCGTGACGCTTACGCATCACTGTAGGAGGAAACATGACGTGGGAAGGCGTTCCGTGGATGGTCGCCGGAGGCGAGCACTCGGCTGAGGTCGGGCGGCTTCTGGCGTTCGCAGCGATCAGCGGCGGTGAGGGTGTTGCTTCCCCGAGCGACTGCAAGGTGGTTGCCTCTGCGATTCCGGACGGCAATATTCACATCCAGCCGGGCGCGGTCGGTGTTCTGAACCGATTCCCGGGTGGGTCGTCGCAGGCATACCTCCTGCGCAACATCGGAGACGAAGTCGAGGCCATGACTCCGCAGGGTTCGTCCGGCGTCCGGTACGACCTCGTGGCCGTCATCGTCGAGGACCCGCAGTACCCCGGCCAGCCTGCCCCGCCGAGCATTCCGGACGGCCCGTATCTGCGCACCGTGGTCTACGAGGATGTGGCCTCGACCGTCACATCCCTCGCTGAGGTCGACGCGGATCAGTCCGGGTACGCGCTCGCTCGCGTCAAGTTCGACGCCAGCGACGGCACGGTGACCAACGCGGACATCACCGACCTCCGCCGACTTCTGATGCCGCGATCCCAGCGGTTCCTGCGCTCCACCGACAACGCGGGAGGAGTGGCGCTCACGTCGGCGGCCTACGTCACGTGGCCACCGGCTCCCGCCGTGTTCAACGTGGACGTCCCGCCGTGGGCCACGCACGCCACCATCATCTGTCACCTGTCGGGAGTGGTGAATTTCCCACCGCAGATGCTCGGCGGCATGGCGATCAAGCTCGGCACGTTGATGGGGCCGAACGTCGGCCTCGACCTGGACCCGGTCGACAGCAGTCGTATCTCGTGGTCCATCCCGGCTGACTTGGTGATTTCGCCGGAGATGCGGGGGACCACCCAGCAGTTGAGCCTGCAGGCCTTTCGACAGGCGGGCTTTACCGGTACTCTCAACACGTGGGCCGGGTCGTCTACCACCTTTGACGTGAACTTCACGGAGCGTCCGCTGTAATGAGCGCCCGATACTACGTTCAGAGGGCGAGCACCGGGCTGTGGTTGGACACCAACGCACAGTTGGGTGACACGTCTCTGACGTGGGGTCTGTCGGGTCCCAACTCGGCTCGCGCGTTGGTCGCCAGCGGCACCAATCTCAACCCTTATGCCGAGGACGGGCGTAAGGTCTGGGGTAAGTGGGACACGCTGATGTTCGTCGAGGAGGATGGTCAGATCACGTGGGGCGGCATCTGCTCCGAAGTTAGCCCTGATGATAAGGGGCTCCAGTTGGAGTTCATCGGTGGTGTAGGCTGGCTGCAGCGGGTTGACTACAATCAGCGGTACAGCGTGTGGAAGACGAACGTGTTTGACGTGGTGCGCCACCTTGTCGGGTATGCGATGACCAAGACGCCGTCGATCCGATTCGCGATGCCGACGACCATGTCGGCTTTTTCGGTTGGCGACAAGCAGCCCGATGAGCCGGAGCCGCAAGAGCCGCCTCGCCCCCTTGGTGTGGACGAGAACACATGGCAGAACTCGGACGAGTACACTCGCTATTCCCAGATGCACGATGATTGGGACAGGCAGTATGGCGACCGCAAGACGTTTGACATCTTCTGGTACGAGGCTCCATACGTCGGCGAGGAAATCGATACCCTGGCCAAGGAGGTAGGGTTCGAGTACCGTGAGCGGGTGGAATGGCGCGACCGAGGCGCGCTGGCGTACCAGTTCTACTTCGATTTCGCGGACGATATGGCTCGTCGCCGTGACGACGTCGAGTTCGTGGACGGCATGAATATTGCCAAGGCTCTCGACCCCAAGAACGGCGCAACCAACTTCGCAAACCGGGTCATCGCACTAGGGTCTGGTGAGGGACGAGACATGGCGCGAGCCAGCGTCGCAGTTAACGACGGCCGCTTGTATCAGGCAGAGTTTGTTCAGTACAAATCCATCGCCAAGGAGGATCGACTCCGTGCGCTCGCTCAAGTAGACCTCGTCGGTCTCAACAACACGGACCCGAAAATCGACTCGGTCACGGTGTGGGACGTGCCGGGCTATTCGCCCGTTAAGTCGCTGCTGGTTGGCGACGAAGTAATGGTTCGGTCCGACAAGGTGTCCCCGCCCATCGCGACTTGGGTCAAGATCCTCAAGATCACCCGTGACCCCAGGTCCAATATCGCTGTTCTGATCGTGGAGACGGTAGCATGACTGACAATCCGGAAGTCTACGTACTGGCGCAGCAGATCAACCAGCTGCAGCGCCAGATGCGCACGCTGGCGCGGGCGGCCCAGGGCCCGCGCCGGTCCGTAGACGTCGGAGAAGGCGGCACCACGTATTACGGGGAAGATGGTACGCCGCTACAGCGGACCGGCATCCAGCGGGACGGCACCTTCGGAACGATCAACATCGACCCGTCGGTTCCGTCTACCCCGAATCAGGCCACCGTCGAATCGGTCATCGGCGGAATCCGGATCATGTGGGACGGTACGTTCGTCCAGACCAACTGGACCTCGATGATGTCGCATGTCGAGGTCCACGTGTCCAGCGAGCCCGGGTTTCTGCCCACTGATCTTACACAGGTGGCGGTGTTCAACTCGTCCCACGGCGGCGAGTTCGTGTACGCTACCCCCAACGACGACTCCCTCAAGTACGTGGCGCTGGTCACGGTGTCGCAGGCCCGCGTGGAGTCCCCCAAGTCCGTTGAAGTGTCGGGATCTGGACTACTTACTGATGCGATCACCCTCGAGTTGATCGACGACGTGATTCAAGCGCAGGCGACTGCTGACGGCAAGAACACGATCTATTACAGCACGGCTGAGCCGACTGGCGGAACGTACAAGGTCGACGACATCTGGTTCGACCTGGACAATGACAACGCGATTTACCGCTGGGACGGCGACTCATGGGAGCCCACGCCTCTCGGCAGTGACGCGATCGCACCCGGGTCGATTGGTGCTACAGAGCTCGCTAACGCGATCAACACGGCCCTGTCTGACGCGCAGACTGCCGCAGACAACGCGCAGACTGCCGCCGATGCAGCAGGTGCAGCGGCTGCTGCTGCTCAGTCTGACGCTGACGCGGCTGCCGCTGACGCGGCTGCCGCCGCTGCTGCTGCTGCCGCCGCTCAAGGAGACGCGGACAACGCGCAGACCACGGCTGATGGTAAGAACACGGTTTGGTACCAGACCGGCCCGCCTGCTGGCACAGACCACGTCGTCGATGACATCTGGTTCGACACTGACAACGACAACGCGGTTAGCCGGTGGGACGGCGCGGGATGGGTGCTGGAGCAGTTCGGCGGCTTCGCAATTGAAGACGCTGCGATCACTAACGCCAAGATCGCGAACGCCACCATCCAGTCGGCCAAGATCGCGAACCTCGACGCCGCCAAGATCACGACCGGCACGCTCGATGCGAACCGTATCGGCGCTGATTCGATCACTGCGTTCCACATCGCTACCGATGCTATCACTGCGAATGAGTTGAAGGCTGGCGCAGTCACCACGGCGAAGATCGTAGCAGGGGCCGTCACCGCGAACGAATTGGCCGCAAACTCGGTGACTGCCGTCAAGATCGTAGCCGGCACGATCGACGCAACCAAGATGGTTGTGGGCACGATCACCGCCGCTTCGGGCATTATCGCAGACGCAGCGATCGGTACGGCCAAGATCGTCGACGGTGCTATCACTACTGCCAAGATCGGCGACGCGCAGATTACCACGGCGAAGATCGGTAACCTGCAGGTCACGAACTCGCTTCTGGCCAGCGGCATCGACGCCGCTAAGATCACGGTTGGCATTCTCGAAGCCGGGCGTATCGCGGCTCAGTCGATCACTTCCGACAAGTTGTCGGTGGCCACGTTCGGCACCGAGGCAGTGGCCAACGGCTCGTTCGAGGATGGAATCGCGGTTGGTTGGACAACCAGCGGACCGGGCACGGTTACCACCGTTACTGGTATCTCGGGAGGTTCGGGCTCGAACGTACTACAGATCGCCCGTGACGGCACCGCTGGTTCGGTCACCGTTCAGCAGGCGACGGCGCAATACATCCCGGTTACCGCCAGCGCGAGCGGTAAGTGGATGGTCAAGGCGCGAGCCAAGGCCACCGGGGCTCTGGCTTCCGGGTTTACCTTGCGGGCCTCCTTCTTCCAGGCTGACAAGGTCACTCCCAGCGCGACTGCTAGTGTCGATATAGCGGCAAATGTGGCGCTTACTGTTAACTGGCAGGCTTTCGCTGGCCAGTTTACCATTCCGGCTGATGCCAAGTGGATGCGAGTAAGCGTGTTGCAGGCCACGGCTGGCTCCACGACACACGTCGACGAAATCACGGCTCAAGAAGTTGTGTCGGCGGTGCAGATCGCAGACGGGTCGATCGACGCATCCAAGATCAACGCGCAGACACTGACCGGTGTTACGATCCAGACGGACGCAGCGGCGGGAGTGGGCTTCAAGATCACTGCAGCAGGTGCTATTGCCTATTCCGCAGATGGACTCCGGTCCTCGCGAATGGAACCCACGGGTACCAACGCTGGCGGGTTCTCTTTCTACCAAGGTGCAACTTTGGTAGGAGGCATGGGAGCGGGGTATGTTCCTGCTTCGCCGTCTACCCCAGGTATCTACATCAGAGCAATTGACGCCAATGGCAAGGTCAACATGTATGCTCCCAAGGGCGTACTGGTGTCCCGTGACTCGGACGATCCTGCCTTGGCTTGGGCCGGGTTCATGGTCGACGGCCTGAACGAACTCGGTAGCGTTACGCGTCACAGCCTCTACGTTAGCAATCAGGAGAGTGCGCGAGGATACCCGGTGTACTTCGCTACTTCGAAGTTCGCCGTGTCGTCTGGAAACCTGTCGCCAGATCCCAATATTTTCACCGACAGCAGCCAGGCTTATATCCGTGATCCCGGATCCGGAGGTTCGTTCTTCCGAGCGACGGCAGGTCGGTGTGACGCCACCGGTCAGTTTACGCATTCGTATGCCTCCATTAACGGGTTCATCAGCACTGGCTTGAATAATACCATCTCATCTGGTATCGCTCTAGGAATTAACACGTCGAATGCTATTTGTTTCCGAGTCTCATCCGGACTCAAACATAAGGTAGACGTGCGTCCTCTCCGCAGTTACTTGGAAGAGAAGGGCGAAATTCACGCATCCAACGGAGCCCCCTACTCCGCCCGTGCCTCGGCTGCGGCATTTATCGGTCTCATGGATGACATTCCGATGGAAGAACCGGCCCGAGGAGAGGGTCGCGGACGCATCATCGACATCGAGCCGATCATCTACAAGGACCGGCATGAAGTTGAAATGCACATGGCCGACGACCCGGACTGGACCCCGTTCCCCCGGGACTGGATCGGATGGGCCGCTGACGACGTCGCGGAAGCCGGGTGGGAGGAATTGGTCACCCGGGACCCGGAGACGGGCGATCACGATTATCTCCACTACGACCGCATGCTTCCAGTAGTCGTGATAGAATTGCTGGACGAACTGAATACGCTGCGCGAGCGTATTTCATCCCTTGAGAATGGAGTACAGAATGTCCAACGTCGCAAGTAACCCGAACGAAGTCCCGATGACCGAGGTCATCGACCGTCTCTCCCGGCGCATTGCGCAGTTGGAGGTCGACAAGACCGTCCTCCAGATCGCACTGGAGCAGGCGACCGCTCCCGGTGAGGAGGCTTCGCAGCCGGAACAGGCCCCGGCGGAGTGACCCTGATGCAGCGAGTCCGGTTCTACGTCACCGACAAATGGGCTGAGCACCTGTTGTCGGCGTGGATCACGAGCATCATGGGAATGGTGCATCTGGGACTCGGACTGGCGATCATCATCGGCGGTAAGCAGCGGTTCATCAGGCCGTCCTACCAACCGCTGATCGACATGGTGAACGGTGAGACGTGGCTATGGGGTGTCGCGATCATCGTCTCAGCAATGCTGATGGTGACACCGTTCCGGTGGCCCATCATCGCGGGGCTGTGGTTGGGGATGTTCTGGATGATCATGTGGATGTCCCTCTTCGCATACTCGACGGTGATGTACGAGAACGCGGCCTCTACGCCAATGGTGGCTTACGGAGGATTCGCGCTCATCAATGCAGCACTGTTGACTGCGAGGGTGATGAGTAAAGATGAGGGGTGAGGCTCGTGGCTACCGATCCGACTGTCCAAGTAGCGGCACTCGGCATTGTTACGACCCTTATCTCATCGGCGACCATCGTCATCGTTGCTCGTCTGAACAATCGCAAGGAACGTACGGCTGCTGCTGATGAAGGAGTAGAGGCTACGCTCCGCGAACGTATTGCGTTCAACGAGTACGAAATCCTCTCCCTTAAGGATTCTCGGGATCGCAAGGAAGAAGTCATCGTCCGACTCCGAACCGAGAATGAAGAGTTGGAAGACGAAAATGATGGACTCCGCACCGAGAATACTGAACTCAAGGCTGAGGTAGCGGCCTTGCGAGCCGGGAGGGAATACCCGTGATGGACAAGAAAGAACTCAAGGAGCACGCGTATGACGTGTCTCCGAATCGGCGCACGCGCCGATGGATGGTGGCGCTTGCTATCATCACTGCCCTTTCGTTCCTGACTGCGGTTACGGCAGGTTACTACGCGTGGCGTAACGCGCACAACGAGGCCCTCGCAGGCAAGCAGCTAGCCGAGCAGTTGCGCAGGTTGTGCGATCAGAACGGTACTGTTGAGTTCGAGAATCGGAACCTGTGCAAGAACGCGAAGGAGGTCGTGAAGGATGGGGCTGAAATCCAGGACAAGGAAATCGACGATCCTGATCCGAACGACCCTGATCCCGTCGACGACCCGGACCCCAACGACCCCGACCCCAAGAACGACCCGGAGAAGCAAGATCAAGAAGTACAAGACGATGAAACTCAGGATTCCGATCCCAACGACCCCGATCCGGTGGACGATCCTGACCCCGACGACCCGGATCCTGACGATCCGGATCCGAATGACCCCGATCCCGACGATCCGGACCCGGCGTCCCCGTACGACTTCACGTTCCAGTTCACTGTACCGGGTCCGGGCGGTTCGCCGGGGACGACGTATACTGTGACTTGCAACTCCGGCACTGGTGCTTGCACCGTAAACTGAAAGGAACACCCGGCATGGCAACATCTGAGAATGGTTATCAGGTCCTGTTCAGTAACAGGACCCACGGCGACCTCCCGCGTCTGCGCAAGGTCGTCATTCCGGGAACAGGTCGTCATCTGTTCCTGCGAGACGGTTCGGTCGCGATGATCATCGCACATTTCGTCCTCTGGTTCCACCAGAAGATCGAGCCGATCAACAACAAGGTATGGGACGAGTGGGGTTGGGCAGTCCGACCCAAGCGCGGCCAGACCTCGGGCTACTCCAACCACGCGTCCGGCACAGCGGCGGACATCAACGCCACCCTACACCCGCTCGGCAGGCGCTGGACCTTCAAGGCGTGGCAGTACACCAAGATGCGTGCTCGCCTCGCCCTGTACGCCGGGTGTCTCCGGCTCGGCATCGACTACAAGATTCGCCCGGACGAGATGCACGTGGAAATCAACCGCAGCCTCAAGTACTGCGAGAAGGTCGCACGCATGCTGTGCAGGACCAAGCGAGGTAAGCGTATCCTCAAGGCCAACCCAGGATTGCGGGAGGTCATCTTCTCATGAGGGACCAGACCATCAACGTCATTGGCACGTGGAACGTGTGGAACGAAAACAGCGCAGACCGAGTCGCTGACGGCGTCAAGAAGATGTCGTCGAAGCACGGATGCGATGTGATCGTCCTGCAGGAAGTTTCGGGGTTCATTGGCCGGCTCCGCAAGGTAGCCTTGAACCTCGGCTTCTTCCTTCACGTGATGAAGATGGGTAAGATGCGGGGGATCGACCTCGCGGAGGCTCGCTCGACTGTAATCCTGCGAGGTCTGTGGATTCCACTCATCGCGTCGGGGTTCATTCGGATCGTCACGAAGTGGATCGGACCGAAGGCAAGGATCATCCGGCCCGGTCGTACGTTCCCGAGGATCAAGGCTGGCAAGCCCGGAATCCAGATCGTCGGCTTCCACGGCAACACCGGCAGATTCCGGTTCAAGCGCAACCGCCGCTCGTGGCAGGAGACGCTCAACAAGCTGGACAAGCGAGTAGTCAAGTGGAAGAAGCGCGGTGTCCGGTTCGTCATCATCGGCGACACGAACGACCGACGCAGCAACAGGGACTTGGAGTCCCTGTGGGCTTTCGCTCGCAAGCACGGTCTGGACCTCGTACACGACGAAGCGACTATTGACTACTCGCTGTGTTGGGGTTTCGCCAGCACGCACTATGAGTCCTTCACCAAGATGGGGTCGGACGACCACCGGTACGGCATCCTCACCGTCACCTACTAGGAGATAACATGAACAAGTGGAATGGAAAGTTCTGGCAGGGGTTTGGAGAGCGCGTCGGCGCCTCGGCGGTGGGTGGCGTTCTCACCATGGTTACCGCCGACGCGACCGGCGTTGCCGACTACTCGCAGCGGGCGTGGTGGGTTCTGGTCGGCATCCCGACCGTGACCTCCATCTGCAAGGGTCTGCTGGCCAACCTCAAGGGAGACCAGCCTTCCCCGTCGCTCGTTGGCGGGGACGAGTCGTCCTACTGACCGAGAAGCCCGGCCTTGTTCGCGCAGGGGGCCGGGCTTCTCATTTGCCAGGGGTTTGACTGCCAGGCAAGGACATGGTAGGATGGGAGTAAGCACCCGCACAGGAGGAAGAATGCGTTTCGAATTGACGGTGTCCGTGGAGGTCGAGCGGATCGAGGGCAAGTTCGCCTCGCGCGACGAAATCCGTGACAACATCGCAGAAGCCCTAAACGACGCCAACCCCGGCACCCTTGACAGCCTCGGCGCGGACGGAACGTCCTCGTACGAAGTAATCGATTGGGTAGTGGAGGACGACTGATGCATCCCCGATACCCGGCCCCGTTGGCCGAAGATATATTCAGTGACGAGCAGAAGGTGGAGGCGTGGCGTCGGATCACCGATGCGTACGCCGTATCCTCGATCAAGGAACTGGAACGCAACAACTCGGCCACCCAGGAGGACCTGATCCGCCGATTGTACGACCGGCACACTCCAACCGCTGAGGCTGTTCGGACCCGCGAGGCCGCCATGGGTCACGATGTGGTGGCGTTCATCTCGCTATACACCGAAGATATGTCCGGCGACCTCAAGCGCCACATCCACCGGGGGCTCACATCGTCAGACCTCGTCGAGTTGTCCCACCACACCGCGATGTTCAAGCACGCCTCGATGCTGGCGCTCCGGGTAGAGAAATTGATCGCTACGTTGGGCAGGTGGGAGATGCAAGGGACCGCCCGCATTGGCCGGACCCACGGTCAGATCGCGTCGGTCACCACCTTGGGGCATCAGATGCGAGTGCATCAGGACGTGCTGCATCGGCTGGTTTGGGAGCTGAGACAGCATGAGACCCTGATCAAGACACCGGGACCCACTGGTTTCTCGCCGTGGGTTATGGGGCGAGGTCGACGTGTAACTCAGGCGTTGAAGGGGCGTTTGGTTCCGAGCACGCAGGTGATCCCGCGCGACTACCAGATCGAGTGGGCCGCTATCTACCTGAGGCTCGCTGTGGTCCTGGAGAACCTCGCGCTACAGGTGCGGCTCGGTAGTCGCTCGGACGTGGGAGACCTTAGAGAGGGGGCCACGGCGAATCGCGTGGGCTCGTCGGCCATGCCGCACAAGAAGAATCCGATCGACTCGGAGAAGGTGTGCGGGCTGGCTCGGGTAGCGCGCGGGTACTTCATGACCATCGCTGAGGGAGGCGCGCTTTGGGAGGAACGCGACCTGACGAACTCGTCGATGGAACGGATCGCGGTTCCGGACCTCGCCGCCGTGGTCGAACACATGCTCGACACGATGACCTTGGTGATGTCCAACCTCGAGTTCAGACCAGATCGTAACGACCTGACTCGGGCGGCGGTGTGGTCGAATCTGATGCAAACGTACCTGCAGGAGGTCTGTTCCATCGGATCGATCGAGGCCAGTCAGGTCGTGCGTAAGGCAATCCCGACCGAGCATCATCACGTCTCGTTCAGCAAGCAGGTAGTCTACAACTGGATCGTGGACAACTACTCCCAGGCCGAAGCCAATCGGTGGGTCCGCGACGTGGATGCGATCCTCGACGACGCGCTTCCGAAGGGGTGATATGGCGAGGGCCCCGGGTTCCTTTTAGGGATGACCGGGGCCCTCTAACACCAAAGCACCGCCCGCACGGCAGGTACTGAACGCGAGACCAGTGTAGCATGGCGTGCTGGTCCGTGTCTACTCGTTTGACAGCAAGGAAAGGAGCGTGCTATCGTGGTCGACATGAGCACGCGAGCACAGGTGACCAACCAGAAGGTCGCCGACGACCTCGGGATCACTCATTCGGCGGTGAGCCGGATTAGATCGGGGGACCGGCGTCCGTCCCTCGATGTGATGCTCAAGATGCATGAGGAGTGGAAGTGGCCGCTCGACGTCCAGGCGTTCTGTCTCACGATGGGCACGTACACAGAGAACTTCGAAGCCGAACTGGTCAAGCGGTATGACCAGTGAGTGTGGCGGTTGTCGAGGGATGGGATCTCATCAGCGTTTGTGCGTGAACCATCCTGATTACCACCCGTGGCGTAGGCTGGCGCAAATGGCTGAGGACATCGGTGACACCATCGGCTCCAACGACACGGCCATAGCCAACACGGCTTACAGCCTGTCCAGCAGGATCAAGGAACTGATCGAGCAGAAGCCATACCGGAGGCGTAATGCATCCCCCTCTTAAGGAGTATCAGCGTGAAAACGTTGAGTGGATCCAACGCGTCGGGCGAGGGTTGCTCGCTGACGAGCCGGGCCTCGGCAAATCCCGATCAGCCCTTGAAGGTTTCGCCGGTGCAGGTAAGGTCCTCATTGTGGCCCCCTCGTTGGTCGCCGACTCGGGTGTCTGGCACGACGAAGTCGAGCGATGGGGAGACGACGATACCGAGTACCACCTAGCCACCTACTCGATGCTGAACGACCGCATTGATCAGCGAACGCCGAAACAGATCGAGCAGGGCAAGCCGCATCGGTATAAGCCTATCAACCGACTCCGTAAAGAGTGGCGCGGTCATTGGGACGCCGTCATCGTCGACGAGGCTCATTGCATCAAGGGTCGGGGCGTAGCCTGGACCAAGGCTGTCAAGCAACTTGGCCGCAACTCCGATCAAATCCTGCTCATGACGGGAACCCCGATCCCTAATTGGGCACACGAGGTCTTTACCCTCCTGCAGACCATTTATCCCGAGGAGGGCAAACGTGGCAACGAACTCGGGTCGTTCTGGCGATGGGCCGGTGAATGGTTCGACACATCTCCTACTCGATTTTCCAACGGAAATCCAGTGGTTGGAGACCTGTTGGGGTGTACACCAGCGTGCATGCGCCGGAACGCCGATGACCCATGTAAACATTATGTCAAGTTCGCCCGAGAGAACTTTGGTGAGCGCTACATGCGCCACCTGCGGGACGAGCATCTGGACCTTCCTCCCCTCCGATTTGTTGACATCCCTACACCGCTGGACGCTAGCACGCGGGCTGCTTACCGTGAATTGAGGGACGAGTTTGCAGCCGATGTCGACGGTCGCGAAGTTCTTGCTTGGTCTCAGGGCGCGAAGAACGTTCTGCTGGACAAGATGACCACTAGTCCGTGGCTGCTTCACAAGGAAGGGGAACCCTGCGGTGGCAAGTTCGAAACGCTTCGGGAAGACCTATCGGCGAGGGACGAACCAACGCTGGTTCTTGCCCATTACCGTGATAGTGTCGAGGGAGCAGCTAGGGTTGCCGCCTCTGTCGGCAAGCGAGCAGCCTTCATCCATGGCGGCACCAGCGACAAGCAGAACGCGAAGGTGGTACGGGATTTCAAGGGAGGACGACTTGATGTCCTGGTTGGAAGCCTCGAAACACTCGCCGAAGGGTTGACCCTCACCATCGCGGACACGGCTATCTTCCTCGAACGGTCATACAAGCCGTCCCGTAACACGCAGGCTACTTATCGGATCCACCGTCTGGGTCAAGAAAAGGAATGCACCATTCGGCGCTATCTGACTCCCAAGTCGGTTGACTCTCGCAAAGAGCGCCTGCTCACCACTAAGACCGATCACCAGATGCGGACGCTTACCGCAGCCGAATTCGCACGCCTAGCATGACCCGACTTGTGTCATAGGCAACCCCTATGATACTGTTGTCATAACAGCGCGGGATGACGCGCTGGCTCCCAACACCCCCGCATACAAGGAGAACGCCACATGTCCGACCAGACCGACGACACCGCCGCCCTGACCACCGAGCAGCAGCAGCGGCTCATCGCGACGAACCACTCGGCGCGGTTCCTCCGGAGTGGTGGCGCTTCGCTGGCCAACAACACGTCCTCTCCCGGTGAGATCGCCGACATCATCGACCTCGCGTCCTACATCACCGACGGCGTCCCGTTCTCGGTCGCTCACCGGCACAGCCACGTGACGGACGCGGTCGAACTGATCGTGGGTCCGGCTGGTGGCACTCTGTCCGACCTCCTCATCAGCATGTTCAAGGACCGATCCGAGCCGGAGCAGGGCGACAAGGACGAGGACCCCCGGCAGGACCCCGAGACCCCCGACTTCGACTTCAACTGACTGACCCACTTGCGCGTCAGTCAACCCGTATGATTTACTAGTTCCTCGGAAGGACAAGTAAAGAATGGCAGTCGAAGTCAGTCACAGCGGTCGTTGCGGGTTCTGTGGCTCCGGTAACCACGACCGGTGCGCAATCGGAACCAAGCACGACGGCAGGCACGAGAAGTACAAGAACGGCATCGTGTGGGCTTGCACCTGCACTGATGGAGGTTGCACCCCCGGGCGGCGCAAGTGCGCTGACTGTGGGAACCGCGTTACGGAAGAAGTGGACCCGGACACGTGGACCTGTTTCGATGCGGAGGGCTGCCGCGCTCTCATCGAGACCCGGCGAGCGAACAACCCGTTCCTCGCTCAACTGCGCGAAATCAAGGAGAAGACCGAAATGGCGAAGATCGAGGAGAACAAGGCCAAGGCCGAGAAGGCGGAGAAGGCGAAGGAGCCCACCTTCTGCCTCGTGACCGGCGAGCCGACCAAGGGCGGCCTGTTCAAGCCGGGCATGGACGCGCGCTACGTCAGCATGCGCGTCGCCGAGGTCGTCGAGGCCAACTTCACCAAGAAGGCCGAGGCCGAGGCCCGCGCCACGCTCAAGAAGGACGGCGTCAGCGAGAAGCTGGTCGCCAAGTTCGACAAGAGCCTCGGCCTCGCCAAGGACAAGGCCGAGAAGCGCGCCGCCGCCGAGGCCGAGAAGAAGGCCGCGAAGGCCGAGAAGGAGAAGGCCACCGCCTCCTCCTGATCCTATCGCCGGACGCCGGCAACGTGACATCGGCCCCGCTCTGGTAATCCCGGAGCGGGGCCGGTTCCATTTTGAAAGGCCCGCACGCCATGACGAACCTCTGTAACAATTGCCCTGATCACGAAGCCTGTATGACCGGTTGGACATGCGAGGTTGTGAAGCGCTACACCCCGCCTGCTCCTCCGGCTTGGACCGACGAAGTCATCGTCCCACCCGTGTTCAAGTACGAGACCCATCGGTCTCTCGACAGTTTCAACCCGCTCGACCTCCGAATCCTGGAATGCGACGGCTGGTGCCGGTACGGCGACTGCGGTTGGAGGCAATGCGGCGGATGCTGCGGTTGCCTCGGCGGGTGCCAAGTCGCACACGAGAACCAGCAGATCGCCCCCTTCTTGTGGGAGGGCGATTATGCGTGAGCAGCGATTCACCAATCGCAAGCGCACTTTGCGCGGACTGGTGATGATCAGCGCAGCCGCTAAGGATTGCTGCGTCGCCGTGCCCTGCCCTCGGTGCAAAGCGAACAAGGGTTGGCCCTGTTTCTCTGTCAGCGGCATCGACACCCCAACTCCACATGCTGCTCGATGGGAGGCTTACCGTGCCGCGCTCGACGAAGCAGCAGACTCAGGACGGGCCTGACCTGTTCGATCTGCTGGACGAGATAGAACACGGCCCGTCCGCGTGCCCTCACGTGTACGCCGTGGGGAAGAACGGGAGCGGCTGGGTGGTAGAGACCGCCCCGGATAGCCCGTACTTTCGGGAGTGGGTACACAGCGATCCCGCGTGCCGCCGCTCCGCCGTCCCCGGGGGCTCCCGGGCCCCGGTTCCTACAATGGGTTGGAGCCGCGAACTACAGAAGGACGTACCGCTGTGAAGCTCAACCACCCCAGATTCCAGCCCAAGTTCAGCGCCAAAGCGACTGACGACTTCTGCCCCAACTCACCGGATGGAGAACACCCATGGCAAGACGTAGCGGCAATCGACGGACCACCGCTCCCGAACCCACCGAAGCAGATATGCGTGCTCTGCATGAGAAGCCGGTGAAGGCGGACACCGAACTCATCGCAATCGACCCCGGAGACCGATGGACAGGGGTGGCGTTCTTTGCGACCGACGACGACGGGGCGTGGTACTGTCAAGACGCACAAGAGTTCTCGCCCCACGAGTTCGAGGACGCACTGGCTGAACTGCTGCTGCGGGATCGCACGGCACCGCCACCCATCATCGTCTATGAGAAGTGGCGTCTTTATGCCGACC